GTAGAGCCATTCATCCTAACTGTCGGCATACAGTGTCGACATGGTTTGAGGGAATCAGCCGCTTGCCGGATCCAATGGATACTGCCAAAGTTAAAGAGAACTCCGCACTGGAGCAACAACAGCGAGCACTAGAAAAGAAAGTTCGGGAATACATGCGTATGGCAGAGGGTGTTCAACAACCTTCCCTGGAAAAGGAATATGAGCAAAAGGTTTCTGCTGCACAAAAAGAGCTCCGGGACTTCATCGCCGTACACGACGATGTTCTGCGCCGTGACTATTGGCGTGAAAAAACGTATGGAGTGCCTATTGAAATCTCTAGGGAAGATGCTATACTGAAAGCAGATATCCGCGCTGAATCTGTTTTAACAATTTCCGCTGGAAAGCAAGGTAAGCATATTCTAGGACATAATAACTACATCCCCGGGCGCAGTTATTTGACAATATCAACAGAGGAAGCCCAACAGCTGGTGGAACAGTATGCGGGAACTGGTGAGCTGCTGCGAGACAGTAAGAATCATTGGAAACAAACGGAATTAGTGGAGGCTGGGAAAATGATTGGTGTTGCAATAAAGAAAGACGGTATAGAAGTTCAGACTTCCCGTTTTATCATTCATTACAGTCAGACTGGGACACATATCGTTCCAACTACAAGGAGGATAGCCGATAATGACAGAAAATGAACTATATCAATTCGAAGGTAAAAATATCCGCGTGAACTGTACCGACGGTCAAGTGCTCAGCGGCTTTTGCTGCATTGTGACCCAGGCACTGGATAATGACCCGGAAGTGGCAAGTATTGTGATTGAGCGCGATAGTGGCCTTACGGAGATTATGCTACCGGAAATTGAATCCATTACAGTTGAATAAATACCACCTGCCGAACCGGTAAGGTGGTATTTTTATACTCATTTTCAGGAGGTGATCCGAATATCTCGCTCTAAAGCCTAGCGTAATAGGCTTTATTTTTATGCCCAAAACATGCTGAAGGCACAAAAAGCCGCAAGGAAATTACAGCCGACAGGCTCTAAAAGGAGTTGTTTCTTTATGAGTAAATACCTTAGACCAAATATCCAATTATTTGCCGAACCACCCGCTGGTGATGAACCTGATCCCAAACTCAAGGACTCGGTTGCAGAACCTGTCACTGATGAACTCCCAAAGACCCAGGAGGAACTTGACGCACTTATTAATAGCCGTCTGAAGCGTGAACAGAAGAAGTGGGCAAAGCAGCAGGCAACGCCGCCCGCCACTAAGTCTGCGGACGTACCGGCAGGAGAACAGGCCGCAGCCCCGGCACAGCAAACAACAACAGCCCCAGCAGATAACACCGAACTTTTGGAAGCCCAGCGTAATCTGCTTCAGACCCGCGCAGAGCTTTCTGCTTATAAGTCTGGTGTAAAGCCGGAAGCTGTGGAAGACGCCGTGTTGCTGGCCATTCACACCGCTGAAAAAAGCGGGGAAGAGGTGGACGAGGACAGCGTTGCGGATGCCTTGAAAGAAGTCTTAAAGCGGCACCCGGAATGGAAGAAGGAAGAGGACCCAAGGAAAACCAGCAACGCCGGTTTTCGTGTAGGCGCTGGCAGTAAAGAAACGCCAATTGCCGAGGATGACCAACTCTCTTCCGCTTTCGGCAACTTCAAAAAATGAAAGGATTGATTTTACTTGGCAGTTTATGATTATGCAGAAATGTTTGCTCGACAGCTCGCCCAGAAATATGAAAGGGAGTTGTGCTCCGATGCACTGACCAAAAGTAATTCCGGCGTGCAGTTTATCAATGCCCAGACCATCAAGTTACCTCGCATGACACTTAGTGGATACAAGGACCATACCCGTTCACCTGGTTTTAATGCCGGTATGATGTCTAATGATTGGGAGCCCAAGAAACTATCCCATGACCGTGATATTGAATTTTTTATCGACCCCATGGACATCGACGAAACAAACTTGGTTATGGCTGTTGCCAATATTCAGAACACATTTGAGGAGGAGCAAGCCATCCCGGAAAAGGATTCCTATCGCTTTTCTAAGCTTCATGCAGAGCTAACTACTTATTCAGGCAATATCGATAGCACTGCGCTGGATGTTAAGAATCTGCTGGAACTCTTTGATGCTCAGATGGAAGGAATGGATGAAGCCGGTGTGCCGGAGGAAGGTCGTATTCTATATGCTACTCCTACTGTTCGGAAGCTCTTGAAAGAGGCCGAGGGAATCCAGCGCATTATGACAGTGACTACCGCAAGCACTATAAACCGAAAAGTTCATGGTCTAGATGACGTAAGCATTAAACCTGTGCCCTCCGCGCGGATGAAGACCAAGTACGACTTTACGAACGGCTGTGTCGCAGCTGCAGGAGCAAAGCAGATTAACTTTATTCTAACGCATCCTTCTGCTGTGATTTGCCGCGATAAGTACAGCTACATCAAGCTGTTTACCCCCGGCACCGATTCCCGCACCACGGACGGTTATCTGTATCAGAATCGCAACTATGGGGATTTGTTCCTTATTGAGCGCAAGGCCGCTGGCGTTGCAATGAACGTACAGGCATAAAGGAGGAATACTTCATGAAAGCAGTAAAAGGAAACAAGGAATATACCATTGCCGAAACACAGAAAGACCAGTATGTCCGTGATGGGTTTGACATTGTAGACGATAACGGTAAGGTGTTGCAGACAGGCGCAGGGAAAAGGCCGCGCTGGATGAAAAGGCAAGGCTAGAGAAACAAATACAATCGCTTACTGCTGTTGCAGACGAAAACGCCAGTCTGAAAGAGCAGAACAAGGCTTTACAGGCCGCGCTGGATGAAAAGGCGGGCAAAGAAGCAGCTCCGCCTAAAAAATAATGTCCTTTAGTGCGCTGCGGTACCTATCAGTTGAGGAATACAAAGAAGCCAATCCCACCGGTTCCGCAACCGAGAGTGACTTGCTACAAGCGGAATTTGATGTGGATTCCCTGACGTTCAATCGGATTCGCGGCGCTGGTGGAATCAGGGAGCTTACCGAGCTACAGCAGGAGCTGATAAAGCGCGCAGTTGCTCCGCAGGCAGAATTTCGACATGAGTATGCAGACTTGCTGAACAATCCTCTCAGCAGCTATGGAATCAACGGAGTATCCATGTCATGGGACAAGTCTGTACTGGTGCAGCAGAGCGGGGTGTTTACCACAAAGGCGGTGCTTTCTCTCTTGCGACAAACCGGGATGACCTACCGGGGGCTTGAATGGCGGAGGTATTCATGAAATGGCCGCAGTTGGTACCAGAATCTGTTTGTCATACACCGGTAGAGGTACAAATTACCGACGGAATTGACGAGGACGGTATTCCCAAGGTGGTAGCAGTCTGGGTGGGGAAGTGCAACTATTCCGAAAAGCAAAAGCAAATTCTTGACGCAGAACGCCGCCTGATTACACTCGAGGCAACGGCACTGTTCCCCGGTGATATTTTCCCCAGCCGTGAAAAGCTCGAGGGGCAAGCGTTGATAGATGGAGGCGGCATCACTCGAGTCATCTACCGTGGCAGCCGTGCACGGAATCCGGATGGCACCGTAAATTTCACACAGCTGGAGTTGATGTGATGAGTATAGGAATCAAGATTCAGCTGGATGCCGCAGCAATCGCCAAGCTGGAGACAGCAACCGTTTCAGCAGCCTCAAAAGCTATTGAAGCGTTGAAAACTGATGTAATTACTGCGCAGGTGATGCCGTTTGACACTGGTGACATGCAGAACAACCAGACCTTTACCGTAGTAGAAACAGATGGGGGAGAAGTTACTGCAAGGTTAGTGACCGGTTCGCCGCAGGCGCGCCGGCTCTATTATCACCCAGAATACAACTTCCAGACGGTGAACAATCCAAACGCCGGCGGCGAGTGGCTAAAAGCCCGGGGGGAGGGGGGACGGAAAGA